CATGATGAGACGAAAACGAAGTCGAAGAGATGGCGCCTCATATGGATCTGCTCGGTGGTGGACAGCGTGTGTCAGGACGCGCTGCACCACGCGCAGAACAAAGAAGACATTTTGGCTTATGCCACTGAGAAGTTGCACAGCCAGGCGGTGGGGATGGGACATCACGACGACGGCTTGGCCCGCATGGGCAAGACGTTTGATGTCATGACTCAACAAGGAACAAAGAACGTCGCTTATAGCGATGCGAGCGGCTGGGATCTCTCAGTTTGCCGTGACGCGCTGTATTTTGACGCTCACCGCCGTGTCAGTCGGATGAAGGACGTGAGTTGGGTTGTGAAAGATTTGATGATGGCGGAAGCTGCCACCAACTCGACCCACGTTATTGTGATCGGCAAGGAGTTGTGGACTTTCTACAATTTTGGTGTGACGGCGACGGGGATTCCGTCGACAAGCGCCCAGAACTCGCCGATTCGCAGTTTTACCTTGATTGCGTGTGGTGCGGATGCGGCCTGCGCAGTCGGTGATGACGAAGCTCACACCGGAGACGTCGACAAAGCTTTGTTGGCGACAACCGGCATCATCATCAAAGAAGGGTCCGATGGAGTGACAGGACCGACAGGCCCGATTGACATGACCTCCCATTTGTATGTGAAGGTGGGTGACACGTGGACCGCGACGTTCAACAATTTCGCGAAGTTGATGGCCCACTTGTCGTTGCGCAACCCGAATGAGGCGCCGTCCCAGGATACTTTGGGCGGCCTGCGCTTTGCCCTCCGCCACACGGAGTGGGCCGAGAAGATTTTCTTGACGGTGTGTGCCCGCATGGGCTGGTACGTGCCGGCGGCCAAGTACTCCGAGGGAGTTGAGTTGTAACGCTGTGCGATTGGCGGCGGGGGTAAAGTCCCTCCCCCCGCGTCTCGGGGCACCAATGCTCTTATTTATTGAGTCTTGGTTATGTTTGTTTGTGAGATTTGATTGGACGGTCTCCATACTTATTTTCTTTCTACACCAGCCTTGCGATGGCAGGCGGTAAAGGAAAGCGCGGTCGTCAGAACCGTTACCGGCCCCGGCAACGCAAACGCGTGTCGGGTGGCCGAGCTCGTGCTGATCGCCAGCTTGCTCAAGGCACTGGCAGAACAGTCGCGAGACCTTTCTTGAGTGCTCCGCGCTCCATCACGTTACGTGCATGGGATGCCTTCGACCAGTGTCACGCGGCTTTGCCGCGGGCGACCGGTCCCTATGCAGTTGTTCGTACCACAGCTTTGATGAAGTCAGCAGCCAAGTATGTTCAGTTTGGAACTTTCCAGCGCTTGGACATACCGGCGTGGTCGAACCTTGTGTGTACAGAATCAGTCAATTCAGCTCTCCCCATCAATGGCAATCAGAACGTGAAGTTCAAAGGAGTACCTATGCCTGGTGGGAGTGGATTTGCAATTGCTTCAGGCAGTGGGCTAACATGTGTACCTTCAGCTATCAGTGTGCAGATAATGAATCCTCAGGCTCTGCAAACAACGAAGGGCATCATTGCCGCTGCCGTTTCGAACACTCAATTGGATCTGAATGACCGCTTACAGCCATGGGATGACGTCGCGACGGGATGCATTAGCTATCTCCGTCCGCGCTTGATGTCGGCTGGTAAGCTTGCTTTGCGTGGAGTTCAGTTGAACAGTTACCCATTGAACATGGCCGCTGTTGCTGACTTTCTACCAATGTCGTATTCTCCTGACCAAGGAGGGACCCTCAATTCCGCCGCTGTGGCGTCGACTGGATGGGCCCCGATTGTTGTTATCAACGAAAGTGCAGGAGATGCGGATCCAGTGGAGCTGCAATTCCTTGTGAGTGTTGAGTGGCGTGTGAGGTTTGACATCAGCAACCCAGCTGTTGCGAGTCATGCTCACCACGGCGTCACTGACGACTGGAACTGGAACCGGATGCTCCAGAATGCCGTTAACATGGGAAACGGTGTACTGGACATCGTCGAACGAGTTGCGAGTGCCGGGCAG